AACTGTGCCTACGAAGCCAGAAGCAGCATCTCCAGTCTCAGCATCAGTATTTGACGGAGTGATTGTCCCAACATTACCTGACGCAGTGACCCCAGATAAAGCAACCGTCAATGTTGGCGATACTGTGCCAACTGAACCTGACGCTGCATCTCCAGTTTCCGGGACTGTGCTTGAAGGTGTAACGGTTCCTACATTACCTGATGCCGATACGCCCGTCAGAGCGACAGTTATGTTTGGTGTTTGGGTTCCGACATTACCAGTCGCAGATACGCCTGTTAGAGCGACAACAACCGTTACATCACCGAGCGATGAAAACGGTGCTTGCGAAAATGCGGATATACCAAACATGGTTTACGGCTTACGCCGCCTCCGCTTAGGTTGTTGCAAATCGCAACAGAGCGGTCGTCGTGGTATTTGATGGCATCGTCAAAGTAAACGTTCCAGCAGTGATGGTTTGTGAACCAAACGTATGGACACTTACCGCACGGTTACCCTGCGTTGAGTTGTAGATCAACACAGTATCAAACGCCGTTGTCAAAGTCACGTTGGTGTACGTGAGCGATGCAGAGGGAGTCCAATACGCTGTACCAGCCGTGGACGATGTGTTTGTAAAAGTTGGAGCAGTGGCATTGGTCACAGTCACACCACCGGCGCTGTAGTTTGTACCGGTCACTTCGTTGGTTGCGCTGTATGCGGTTGTGGCTGCATTGATGGTTGCAGTTGTGACATACAACGCACCTTTAAAAGTATCGTTGGTGGGTGCGGTCAAGCTACCACGAGAAGTCAATGTAGGCGCACCAAACTGGTGATAGCCATACATCAACTCGCTCATGAAAGAAGTACACATTGATTGGGTGTTTGCCATTTGAATTCTCCTTAACCGATTGAAGCTGCTTCACCGCCCGCAAAACCGGGCATCTTTTTCAAAGTCACATGTGCGGAACGATGGACAAGTTCACCATCCAGCCAATACTCCACCCAAGTGGTGTATTCATTTTCGTTGTCTACTACGCCCTCTTTCTTTTCAAGAAGAGCTTCGTCCATTTCACCTTTGGTTGTGGTTACCATTACGCGATCCTTATGATTGCTGATGTGTTGGTAGCAGCCGGGAACTGCACCGTGAAAGTTGTGGTCGATGTTTTATCTGAACCGAAGTCCAGAACACACACTGCACCATTGGCTCCGGGTTGGTAAATCAAAGCCCCACGCGCAGTCAACGCAGAAGTCCAAACAGCGTTATTAAAAGAAATGTACGCAGTCGTGCCTGTGTTGCCTACCGTAGGCGTTTGAGAAATCGTAAGAACATTCCCGCCAGCGGTATACCCAGAAGCCACAACCTCGCCCGTAGCCGTATAAGCCGTGGTAGTGGCATCAAGCGTGGCTGCATTGGTATAGAGCGCAATGTAAAACGTGCCAGACGTGAAGTTAAAGCTGCCGTTTAGCAGCCCTGTACGGAACACGTTGCAGGTGTAGTTTCCCGTGAACGCCATCAACGCACTCCACGATTCTGAGGTAAAGGCGCTGCACGGAACTGTCCACTACGGTACGCATCACTACGCTCCAAGCCATCGCCCATACGGGTAGCCAGTGCAAGAGCTTCCTTGTACTTGCCGTCGTACAACGCCATCATGTCAGCTTCACCTTTCATGTAGGTGTAAGCTTCCACCAAAGTGCCATACAACAACACAGAATCAAGATTGTCGCCCAGCCATGTCTGACCAGATGAAGCAGTTGTGATGGATTCTGGGTAATAGTAGTAATGCAGCTCTACGCTGTATACGGCGTCTGGTGTGGGGCCAAGAATGAAGGTCAACTCGTTTGATATGGTTGAGCCACAAACGGAAGGACCAAATAGCGCATAGTACTTTGGCAAACCATAATAAGCTGTGCCAGTGTTTGGGTACGCTTGACGGATAAAGTTGACGTCCTTGTTCAACAAATACTCGTAGTTGCCATCCGCATCAATCACAGCTATTGAATATGTAGCTAGGAAATCTTCAGGGCATGACAAGTATTTATTTCCAAGCGTAACTGTACCCGTAACATTTTTACGCAATGATGGGAATTGAACCGTGTTGTAAATGCGTTGCTCCGCCTGAGTGATGAACGTATTCATCACAGACGTCTCTACGGTATTCTCCGTATAGTTTGTTACCGCATTTACAAGATCGGTGTAATTCACGCCATTGGCCCCCGTGCCATGATGCCTTTGGTAGCCGCGCCAGTTCCACGGATTTTGATACCGTCAGTTTTGGTGGGTTTATAGTCGTTGCTGTGTACGTTAGCCACAGAGACATTTGCGTCGCGCAAGTATGCCTTGTTGTCTTCAGGCTTTAACACTGAAGCCGCCGCTGATTTAGGTTGGTTTGTAGCCATGATTAACCTCCACGACCAGTGGAACGCTGGTTCATTGCACGAGCCATGTTGCGACCGTACTTCTTCATTTCCATGGAAGTCACGCCGCCTTTTTTAAGTTTGGCAAGGTTCGTGCCTTTACCGCCCTTGTGTTCTTGCTGGTCGTGCATCCTGAAAGCCTTTTTAATCATGGCTTTGTCTTGAGCCACATCTGCTTTCATTTCACCCTTTTCAGAGTGCATTTCCTTTTTAGCCATCATCGACTCCTTATGTCGTTGCAACTGTAACTGTACCCAATTCCACCGCAGAAACCAAATTGTTTGGTGTCAACGCTGAATCAAAAAACGCCGCTCCACCAACGGGGTTCCAACCCCACTGGAATATCCTACTGCCCCCACTCACCACACCTTGCGCGTCCACGTTCGGGCTGTTGGTCAGGACAATCTGCAAACCTGTACGCCCAGAGACCCGGTAGCTCAAATCAGGCCGTGGATCGCGCACCCCTTGGGGATCATCCACTGGGTACATACCCAACTGAAGTTGTGGATGGTCTGGGTCCCAGCACTGGGGGCAGACTTTCAAGTCGTAGGTCTTGGTCTTGACAACCAGCTTCTGAAGCGCCGTCAACTTGAAGCGAAAGCCGCACCGGTCGCACTCGGCAATCGAGTTTTTGCCAGAGGAAAACCGATTACCCATTAGGTAGAACTCCCAAGGAACATCTGCCGTGGAACCAACCTGAGCGCAGCGCGTTCCTGATCCTCATCCGCTGCCGTCATCCAAGCCTCGTCGTACTGTTGCTTCAGGATTGGCAACCGGGTCAGCCCATCAGGCACTTTGAGCGCGATGTAATAAGCCAGCCCCGCCACCATGCAGGGCACAAACCGGAAGGGCACGTCCATGACGTTGACGCCGTTGCCCGCATCCTGCACCCGGCGCATGCGCCAGTACACAAACTGGTAAGGCTGCGACCCATCTGGCGTTGGCCAGACAGTCACGCGGGGGGTGTTGTTGATGTAAGCAAGGGTGGATGTCCCGGCGGTGTGAGAAGCTGCGGTTGTGCCGTTTTGTCCACGGAAACAGTTGCTCAAAGTGTTGCCATCAATGTAGTTGTAAAAGATGGTCTCTGAATCAAGGTTGATGTACCCGATTGCGGGTAAACCCGTAGTGTTAGAAAGGGTGATGGTGGTGTCAGTTGAGGTGATGCTGGTGGCCAAGTAGTTGGCCGTGGGGGTGACTTGTCCATCCAACCGCTGATACCAGACCTGAATGGGTCTGGCTTGGGTCAATTTGTTGGGAAGTGTGGCGTAGGTCGAGATGCTGATGCGTGTGATTGTCAAATCTGCCTGTGTGGCTTGGTCATTGGCCTGTGTTCGGATCACATGATCCAGCAAATCTACAGTATCCACTGGGATCGGATAAGTATTCAATCCTTGAGTCAGGGGAATTGTCCCCTGCTCAAATGTCCACATGTTGACACCACGGTTTGCCCAGTCCGCAAATAGCAAATTCAGCGACCGACGGGCTGTTTTCAGGTCATAACCGGTGCGCAACTCCGAACCGGCACGCTCAAACGCCTCCTCCACGATCTCCGTGAGGTCTAAATTGAAGCTTGCACTGCCGGATGTGTATGCCATATCACTTCATCTTCTTCAAAGTCTGTGCCAAACGGGCGCGTTGACCCAATTTACCGGGGGCTTTGGCCGCAGTCGCCAGTTTTCCAGCAGGAATTGGCTTGTCACCCTTGACACCAAGGGATTTACGCAATGCGCCCGGTGACTTTATAGCCTTTTGTATCCATTT